CTTTGTGCGGCAATGGTACCGACTGGCATGTCAAAGAACCTTATCTTGAAGTTGTTGCACGACTGAACGAAAAAGACTGATTTTATTTTATATTATGATTTATGTGAAAGGTTTTCATGGAACATCTTCTGTGGACAGAAAAGTATCGCCCGCAAACAGTAGAGGATTGTATACTGCCAGAACGATTGAAGGTACCATTTCAGGAGTACGTCAATCAAAAGCAGATACCAAATCTTCTACTGACTGGTGGGGCCGGTGTAGGCAAGACGACGATAGCCAAAGCGATGTGCAACGAGATCGGCTGCGACTATCTAGTAATCAATGGTTCTGACGAATCAGGCATTGATGTATTTCGTACCAAGATAAAAAACTATGCATCATCAATGTCGTTTGCTGGTGGGCGCAAAGTTATTATCATCGATGAAGCAGACTATCTAAATCCAAACTCAACACAACCTGCTCTTCGTAATGCAATTGAAGAGTTTGCTGGTAACTGTTCGTTCATCTTTACTTGTAACTTTAAGAATCGTATCATCGAACCATTACATTCACGATGTGCAGTGATTGAATTTGGTATGAAGAATGGTGAAAAAGCAAAGATGGCATCTGCTTTCTTCAAGCGTATCGAATCAATTCTCGATACAGAGAAAGTTGAATATGAAGAGAAAGTGATTGCTGAACTTGTAAAGAAACACTTTCCAGATTTTCGTCGTGTTATTAATGAACTACAACGCTACTCTCAACTCGGCAAGATTGATGTAGGAATCCTCTCTCAGATTGGTGACGTATCTATTTCTCAGGTCGTCAAGCATATGAAGGATAAAGACTTTACATCCGTACGTAAATGGGCAGCGACAACAGAAATTGATAGCACGACACTTTTCCGCAAATTGTATGATAGTCTGTATGACATATTGAAACCTGCTAGTATTCCTGGTGTGGTTCTAGTTCTTGCAGATTATCAATACAAACAAGCCTTTGTTGCTGATCATGAGATTAATATCGTCGCATGTCTCACAGAGATTATGGCTAACGGTGAATTCAAATGAGTAGTCCATTTGACTATGCCAATCAGATTCTTCAAGGTAAGAAACAGCTTATCGTAGATGAAGTGACAGAGAAAGGATATGAGCCTTTTCTGACTAATCGAGCGTTATCTCAACACAAAGATTGTGTTCTGTTTGCAAATGAGATGAATCAACGTCATCATTTAGATAAAAAGATGCAGAATGACTTTTTACTAAATACAATTAGGTCGGTAAAACGACCATTTGCGAAGTGGGCAAAGTCTGAAAAAAATGATGATATAGCATGTGTCAAGTTGGTCTACGGACTTTCCGACAGCAAAGCACGTGATGCTTTGCGCCTACTAACCAAAGAGCAAATCCAACAACTAAAAAAAGAAACCTTCACGGGTGGGTTAGGAAAATGACATGGTTGATATATCTAAATTTGTTGAGGTCACCTTAGTAGAACAGGATGACTTTCTAAAAGTACGTGAAACACTAACCCGTATCGGTGTGTCTTCACGCAAAGAAAAGGTACTGTATCAATCTTGCCACATTCTGCATAAGCAGGGCAAGTATTATATTGTACATTTTAAAGAACTGTTTGCTTTAGATGGTAAGTTGTCTACGATTACCGAGAATGATATTCAAAGACGGAATGCAATTGCCAATTTGTTAGAAGAATGGGGCTTGCTAAAGATTATGAACTATGATATAGTAGAACATAATATGGCGCCAATACACCAGATCAAGATCATTGCTTTTAAAGAGAAGGATGATTGGGAACTGATTGCTAAATATAACATAGGTAAAAAGAAATCTGATTACTAAGATGGTGAATAATCATGCACAAAGCGAAAAACAACTTGGTGAAACTTGTGAATAAGTATACCAAAGAAGAAGTATTTACTAGAGATTACGATGATGTGATTAAGGAAGGCACCAATGAATTCATTCGTGTCTTCACTCAATCAAATCCTCAAAGAACTTATCTTGTCAATCGCACAGCGTTTGAGATTGGCAAGTAAGTCGTGATGCCTTCGGGGTCACGTATTTTAAACTTGCTTATTTAAGGAGAAACATATGACTATTACTGGTCGATTTGGTCCATCTATTCTAAATCAAACGTTGGGCTTCGAAAACTTCATTCGTGATGTAGAAGCAATTCTAAATGACACTAAACCTGTAAGTAATTTCCCACCACATAATATCATCAAAGCAGATGAGAATAAGTATGTGGTAGAACTTGCCGTCGCAGGTTTTGCTAAAGAAGAAATTGATATTCAAGTACAAGAAGGCAACTTGACAATCAAAGGCGAAAAGAAAGAAGGCACACCTGACATTCAGTATCTACATCGTGGTATTGGTAATCGTTCTTTCACTAAAATTATTACAATCGCAGACACCATTGAAGTGAAGGGTGCTGAATTCAAAGATGGTATTCTACGTATTGGTCTTGAGAACATCATTCCAGAACACAAGAAACCCCGCAAGATTGAAATTGGTAATGACTTAAAAGAGTTTAAGCCACAACTTCTACAAGAAGAAAAGTTGGCGGCATAAACGGTGGGGCTTCATGCCCCACTTCTTGAAAGGTATATAATGGATAGAAATATAGAATCATATCTCAAAGTTTATGAGGTACTATCTGAAGAAGATTGTATCAGAACTGTCAATGCTCTTGAAGAAAAAGATAAAGAATTTCAGACACATTCTTTTTATAATGCAGCAAATGGTTCATACCATTCATATGATCATGAACTTTCAATCGCATATTCTCAGATCGAAACGAAAGAATTGATCATGAAAGAGATATGGAATGCATTGAAGCGATATCATGTAGAGTTAAATTTTGAATGGTACTCTAGCTGGAATGGATACTCTGAAGTTCGTTTCAATCGTTATCGTACCGATACACAGATGAGATTACACTGTGATCATATTCACTCTATGTTTGATGGTCAACGCAAAGGTATCCCATCACTTTCCATTCTCGGCTCCTTGAACAATGATTATGAAGGTGGTGAACTTGTATTTTGGGGCGACAAAGTTGTTAAATTAAAAGCTGGTGAGATTATGATATTTCCTTCTAATTTTTTATATCCACATGAGGTTAAACTAGTGACAGAAGGCACTAGGTACTCATATGTTTCTTGGGCATGGTAATGAAACCTAATTCAAATTTTAAAATGACAAAACCATTAAAGGTTTTAATGAGTAGTATGGAAGGTGAACGTAAAAGAGAATATCGTAATGCGATGATTGCTGCTATTATTGCACCAAAAATCGATTTTAAAAAGAAGAAAAAAGAAGAAGTGTCTGAATAATGAAACAAAAATTTATCCAAGCACATATGCAAGCGGCAGAGGTATATGCTGAATTATCATCAGCAACTAGACTCCATGTGGGTTGTGTGGTCGTAAAAGACAACACCATCATTGGTATTGGATATAATGGTATGCCGAGCGGTTGGGACAACAACTGTGAGGATATTGAGTATGTTCTAAAAGATGAGTGTTACTATACCGAATCTCAAATGAAAGAACTCGGTTATAGTGAAACCGCTCATGGGTGGAACAGAAAGAAAACCAAGCGTGAAGTTCTTCATGCCGAAACAAATGCTCTAGCCAAGATTGCTAGGTCTACCAATTCTTCCGAAAATGCCTCATTGTTTGTTACCCATGAACCTTGCTTAGATTGTGCTAAAATCATACATCAAGCAGGAATCAAAGAAGTATATTACCGCAATGCTTACCCACGTGCAGATGGAGGGGCAGAGTTCTTAAAAAAATGCGGTATAGATGTGCTTAAACTTGACAAACAAGAAGCCATTTGATATACTAGTTATAGTTTCAATTTTATGGAGTTAATATGAGTAGCACAACTAAAGTAGCAAAACAAATCGCAGAAACAAATCCAAAGTATCCTAAAGCATACAAGTACGATGTTGTCTATCGTGAGTTTGACAACAAAGTTGAGTTGATCGGTCTGGTTGACGATCCTACATATGATATCGCCGACTTCCGTGGTCGTGAGATGTTGTTCCCTAAAAAGTGGGTAACGATTGATGTTCTTGAAACATCGATGAGGGTAGCGGCATGAGTGATATCAAACTAATCACTTTCACCACACAACAAACAATCATCGCTGAAATTGTTGATGAGGGTAATAATGGTGTTAAAGTAAAAAATCCAGTACAGGTAATTGCTGTACCTCCACGCAATGCTAACGATCAAGGTGGTGTAGGTTTTGCACCATACCTTGCATACACCGAAGAGTTTGATAAAGGTATCACGATCAAACAAGAAAATATATTTTGCATCACAACACCAGTTGATGATTTAATGAATCAATATACTAGAATGTTTAGTCGTATTGAAATTGCCCCACCTGGCTTAAAACTATGATATAATATCTTAATGTCAAAATACTACACCAACGTTGCCGTACATGGCAATCATATTTTGTTTCGTGGTGTAAACAACGGTCGGAGAGTAAAGACAAAAGTTCAATACTCTCCGACTTTGTTTTTACAGTCGAACAAATCTTCCGAATGGCGTTCATTGTTTAATGAATCGCTCGAATCTATGCAGTTCGAAACTATTAGAGAGGCTAGAGATTTTGTTAAACGTTACGAAGAAGTTTCAAACTTTAAAATCTATGGTAATACAAGGTATGAATACGCCTATATTGCCGACAATCATCGAGGCATTGTTGATTGGGATATTACTGAGTTATCTGTTGTCATAATCGATATTGAGGTTGGTTCAGAGAATGGTTTTCCTGATCCATACAAAGCACAAGAACCAATCACTGCTATTGCTGTTCATCAACTGAATGGTGGTACTACAGTCTATGGCTGTGGTGAATATAAAGTTCAAGGTGAAGAGACTTATATCTTATGCAAAGATGAAATAGATTTATGTAAGAAGTTTCTTGCTGATTGGTCAGAGAATTGTCCCGATGTTGTGACTGGTTGGAATATTAAGTTCTTTGATATTCCATATATCGTCAATAGATTTACACGTGTACTTGGTGAAGATAGTGTGAAGAAACTTTCGCCTTGGGGTACATACTCTCATCGTGAAACAGTATTCAAAGGTAAGACACAAATTGTTTATGACATCGTTGGTGTTGCTGCACTTGATTATCTTGAACTCTATCAATGGTATGCGCCAGGTGGTAAAGCAGTTGAGAACTATCGACTAGAAACTATTGCACAGTCTGAGTTGGGTACTGGTAAGTTATCGTATGATGAGTATGATAATCTTCACCAGTTGTATAAACTCGACTATCAAAAATTTATTGAGTATAACATTAAAGACGTTCACTTGATTCTTGAGTTGGAAGATAAATTGAAGTTGATTGAATTGGCTTTGACTCTTGCATATGATACCAAGTGTAATTATGATGATGTCTTTGCACAAACAAGAATGTGGGATGCATTGATATACAACTATCTGCTTGATCGCAAGATTGTTGTTCCTCCAAGAAGAATCAAAAACAAAACAGAAGCGTTTGAGGGTGCTTATGTTAAAGAACCACAAATTGGTTTGCACCATTGGGTTGCATCGTTTGACTTGAATTCTCTGTATCCACACTTGATTCAGATGTATAATATCTCACCAGAAACTCTCATTGAGATAGATGATTATACAGATGAGATGAGAGCAATATCATCTAAAGCATCAGTTGAAACTCTATTGCATAAAGAGATTGATACCAGCAAACTGACAGGGGTAACGATTACACCTAACGGACAATTCTTCAGAACAGATAAGCTAGGCTTTCTCCCAAAGATGATGGACGAGATGTATGAAGACCGAAAGAAATTCAAAAATGAGATGTTGAAAGCACAGCAAGACTATGAGAATGAAAAGGACCCAAAGAAGAAAAATGAAATCAGTAAATTAGTTGCAAGGTATAATAATCTACAGTTGGCAAAGAAAGTTTCATTGAACTCTGCATATGGTGCAATGGGTTCACAGTATTTTAGATTTTACGATTTGCGTCAAGCACTTGCTGTAACTTCTGCTGGTCAGTTGTCTATTCGTTGGATTGAAACTAAGCTAAACAATTATCTAAACAAACTACTCAAAACTGAAAAAGATTATGTCATTGCTTCTGATACGGATTCGATTTACCTCAATCTTGGTCCACTTATTGATTCTGTGTTTAAAGAAACAAAAAGTCCTGAGAAAGTTATCTCCTTCATGGACAAAATCTGTGAAGATAAGATACAACCATATATCGATGAAAGCTATCAAGAGCTTGCTGATTATGTTCACGCATATGCACAGAAAATGCAAATGAAGCGTGAAGGTCTTTCAGATAAAGGTATCTGGACAGCCAAGAAGCGTTACATTCTGAATGTATATAATAATGAAGGTGTACAATATGCAGAACCAAAACTCAAAGTTATGGGTCTAGAGATGGTCAAGTCTTCTACTCCAGGTATTGTTCGTGGTAAGATGAAAGAGTTGATTGGATTGATTGTTAATACTGATGAACAGACTGTTCAAAAGTTTATTGCAGACTTCAGAGAACATTTTAAAACATTGCCAGTAGAAGACATATCTTTTCCACGTGGGTGCAATGGTCTAAAAGAATACGCAGACTCAGTAACAATATATAAAAAAGGAACCCCTATTCATGTTAAGGGTGCTATTCTGTATAATCATTACCTGAAACAAAAGAATCTTGTAACCAAATATCCTCTGATACAAGAAGGTGAAAAACTCAAGTTCACTTATCTCAAATCACCAAATGCTTTTAAAGACATTGTAGTTTCTTTTCCAACACGACTACCAAAAGAGTTTGGTTTGCAAGATTACGTTGATTATGATATGCAATTCAATAAAACTTTTCTTGATCCCATTAAACTGATTTTGAATTGTGTTGGTTGGGAAACAGAGAAGCAATCTACACTGGAGAGTTTTTTCGGATGAAACACATACGTATAATTAAGACTGGTATTAATGTTAAGAAGATTCTAAAACAATTAGAAGAACATGCTTCTGATTGGAACTATCAGAAAGAACTTCAACATGCTGTGGTACTTGATCCTAAGGTATATTTAAGTCAAAGTGGTGTACTGCAATTAGTTATTGGTACGATTGACAAGCCGGGTGATTATGTATTTAATTCCGAAGGATGTCAACCTGCTCCTGCATATTACCGACACACTGAAGCAGTTTCATTTATGAAACGACACTTCAAAGATTTTAAACGAGCAGGCTTTCTTTCGATACCTGTTGGTGGTGAAGTAGGCAAACATAGAGACTTTGGTACTTATTACCTGGATAAAGACCGATATCATCTTTCAATTCAAGGGAGATACGAGTATACTGTAGGAGATGAAACAGCAATTATTGAGCCAGGTACTTTGTTTTGGTTTCAAAATAAACTTGAACATTCTGCAAAAAACATAGGAGATAATGTTCGTATATCATTAGTATTTGATGTGCCACACTCTAAAAACAATCCATGATACATGCCATATTACCATTTCTAACTGCAATTGCTCTGTCTGGTATTGCTGCATACTATTCAGTCATTGGACTTGCACAGATATTTCCTGGTTCATATTGGCCAATCATTATCATGGGTTCTGTGCTTGAAGCTGCGAAATTGGTAACTGTATCATGGGTATACAACAATTGGAAGAATACTTTCTCTGCATTAAAAGTATACTTTTTGATTGCTGTTATATTGCTTATGGGCATCACATCGATGGGCATCTTTGGATATCTGTCAAAAGCACATATCGAACATTCATCAAGTATTGCACCATTGATTGAGAAGGAATTCATTTATGAGGAGAAGATTAAAACCCTCAAAGAGGTCATCGAGACTAATCGCAAAAATGTCTTACAGTTGGATGCGGCGGTTGACCAAGTCATGGCACGCTCGTCGGACGAAAGGGGTGCGGAAAAATCGAATCAAATCCGCAAAGCCCAACAGAAGGAGCGCCTACGAGCGTCTGATGAGATTACTAGGGCGCAGACCGAAATACAGAAAATTACAGAAGAAAAGTCACCTATTTCGTTGGAAATTAAAAAGGCTGAGTCAGAATTGGGACCTATAAAATAT